GGGGAGGTTCGTGTTGAGCTTTATGCCCCCCACGTCAAGCCCCGTGTCGCCGTGCTGTTCGATGGTGAGGTTGCCTTCACCGACCGTGATGGTCTTTCCTTCTGCTAGTGCCTGTCCCATTAGTTATCGCCGTATGATGCTTTACCTTTTTGTTGTTTTCCTCTGAGGTATCTTTTTTCCGGGGAATAGTATAGCCAGTTTTTAAATTTTTTCCATATATTTCTTATTCTTGTCGCCATAATGTTCTCTTAAAAAAGGACCCTCCCTGCCCGAACGGGCAGCATGGAGAGTCCACTGGATGAAATGAAGTTGAGGATTTAGTTATATATTGTGTGGATAAAATGCGCAACATAAAATTGATTTTTCCCTTGACACGTGTTTTTGGCTGTATTCCGCCATAATTATTTACTTGACTTATCCCATCATTTACCCTATAATGTGGGCTATTAAACAGGAGCTAGAATCCGTGGCCTTAAACTTTAAACGGCTCTTACGACAGCGATAAAAATTCACCTGTTTACTAGAGCCCCCAACCTGGCCTGAACTTCAAGTTGGGGGTGCTTAAAAAAACTGGAGAGGAAAAGATTATGAATGTTAACGAGAGACTGGACAACATGAGCAAAGAACAACTAATAAACCTGGTCAAAGAGATCAAGATTACGTGCGAGTCAAACAGGAGAAAAACGGGATCAGGGAATAAAGTTTTTAATTTCATATTGAGAATGATTAAGGGGGAAATATGAGTGTAAGGGGATTTGTAAATATAGACCAATATGCCTGGAACAAGGGAAAGAAGACAGCGTCCATATGCTACCCTGGAATGTGTGGAAGCATGCAGTCAACAATCACATGGGCGCACAAGTATGTCAATAAAGATACCGATTTTGCGTTGGAGTTATTGGACATAGCCATAAAAGAGAGAGAGAAAGTTGAAAATGTTATCAAAAGATTTAACAGACGCTTCGGTTAGAGACATGATGAGTTTAAAGGCGTATCAGACCTGGGTCAACAAATCCAGGAAGAACGCAAGGATCACCTACTACCGTGGGTACATGGTCGAACCTTCCATACAACCGATCGCACCGACACAGGATCGAAATAGGGTTGAAAAGCTGCAGAAGGCGGTATACGACACCTATGTTGCCAATTTGGTCTCGTTGGTGCAGAAAAGGCATGGGAAGTTCGACTATGAGTACATGGCGGTGAGGAAATAATGGACTACGCAGCGACAATAGCAGTGATATGCGTTGTGGGATTACTGATGGTCATATTTTACACACGGTAATGGTCTGGGGTTTATTTTGGTTGCTCGTAATACCCATCAAGATCTGGATAGCATACCAGATCCTGCTCTGGGTATACAGGGTTTGGTTCGGCATGATATGATTTATGAGAAATTAATAAAAACCATAGGAGGTAAACATGGTAAAGAAAAAAGCTAAGAAAAAAGTCAGCCCGCTTGACAAGATCAGAAAGGAACTTGACAAGCTGGAGAAGCTGCACGAGAAGGAAAACGACATCGTTGAAAGAATCACTGACATCATTGATGATGAACAGGACAACGACGACTTGGAATGGCAATAGAAACTCGCAAAGAAAAGATGGACCACATGTTCGCGCTCATGGAAGAAGTGCGCGTCCTTGTGGGACGTCTGGATGAGCATCCACACATTAAGGACGCAATCAGCACCCTCAACTACAGGGTGGAGGAACTCAGGCTTGAACTTTCCGTCAATAAGCACACCATCGACAAGATGGAGGAAGAAAAGATGGATAGGATGTTCAACATGAACCGCGGCAATCCCTATAATGAGGGATCAGGCGGAGACGATGACTGATGGTGGATACCAGTAAGTATAAGAGCATCGCCATCAAGATTCCGTACTATGACGCGTTGGTCAAGATGGGAATGACGGCGGTGCGCGGACCGGGACAGCAGATGATGCACCTGATCAGGAAAGCCGCTGATGACGAGGGAGTGAAGATAAAGGAGCCGAAGAAGAAATGAAGATAAATGAAACGCCGATGGTGCGCGTGACTTGGACGGACGCCCGTGACATGGAGACAGGCTGGGTTCCGATCAAGGACATATTGAAAGCGCCGTTGGCCAGATGCCAGGACGTCGGATGGATGGTCGTGAACGATGATGAGAAGATAGTCATCATGCGCTCATGGGCCTTGGATGAAGAAAAAGAGGAAGACCAGGAAGGCGGTGGCGCGACGGCCATACCTAAATGCTGGGTGAAGAAGATAGAATATTTAACAGTGGGCGCAGACGTTCAAGGATTTCCTCGCGCATGACGACATATGAGATAAACGTGTGGGAGGACAAGATGGTCATTGAGAAGGTCATCAGGCAGTTCGAGAATGACGAGGCCGTGACCGATTACATACAGAAGAGATGGGACACCGACCTCAAGCCGAGGCTTGATCCTGTTAAAGGTAAGTTGAGACCGAAGGCGCAGGACATGATCATCACCTGGGCGAAGATTTCAACATACATCAGGAAGAGAGGACCCAAAAGACTGCGGCTCACCGCCGGCGAAAAGAAGCTGCAGAAACAATTGGAGAGGTCCATAAACAGGAGCGTCATAGATGAATGGGGCAGGAATGAAATGTTCAGATCCGTGCGCGAAAGCTACGGACCGAATCCGAACGAGACGGGGTACAATGAATTTCCAAGCAGGAAACCGAAGACATACATTGACGGACTGACAGGTAAAAAATACACGAAAGATGGCCTTTAAAATAACAGTGGTGACATTATTGGTGCTTATTCTTTTAAGCACGTGCGGAGGATATTAAAATGGGAATGAAACACACAGACAGTATTGGCAAAGGTATTGCGGAGGCCAAGATGGGACTGACCGAGAAACAGGCTAAATTTCTCAACGTTATCAAGGACTTCATAGCATCCAACGGCTACTCACCCTCCTATGAGGAGATGAAGCAGCTCAACGGCCTGAGGTCGAAGAGCAACGTGCATGCGTACGTTTATGGCTTGAAAAAGCGCGGATACCTTGATATTATCAGCTATTCGAAGAGATCCATAGTAGTACTGTGATCAGCATGGTATTACGCGCGGCCCGGGAAAAAAGTTTTTTATTTTTTTTTATCCCGGGATTTGCCAATACCGCAATACCTTTGGCGTTTCTCCATGGTGGATATGTAGAATCAGGTATTGGCAAGGTATTGGCAGTCTTGTCATAATGGCATAAAAACATGATTTTAGGGGTATAAATGAGCAAAAAATACACTATAAACAAAGAGTTAAGTCCCGGGGAAAAACTAGGGGTCCGCAATACTTTGCCAATACTCGGAAGGGACATGGCGTTGAGATACCCTCGTGGAGCAGACGGTTTAACGGAGAAACAAAGGATTTTTGTAGAAATATACACGGCAAATGAGGGTAGACTGACACCCACTGAATGTGCTAGACAGTCTGGATACAAAGTGGAGCGTGCTGCAACTACTGCTTCTGAATTGTTGAACGTAAAGAAATATCCAAAAGTAGTGAACGCTGTGATGAAGAGACGAGACGAAATAGCCACAACTCATAAAGTGGAGATGAATAAGCATGTACAAGAATTGGCGAGGTTGCGTGACAAGGCCCTTAATGAGAAGTCTTATAGTGCTGCTGTTAATGCTGAGCGGTTGCGCGGACAAGCTGCGGGACTGTACATTGACCGCAAAGAAATCAGAACGGGGAGTATTGATAGTATGTCCCGTGAAGAAGTTTTAACAAAATTAAAGGAAATAGGTTTAGATGGAAAAATCATTCAAGACGAAAAAGGTGTGGTCATTGAAGTTCAAGAAGAGAAATCCAATAGCAAAGGACTTAAGGACATCACCCCAATACAAACAGAAGATAGTAAAGGACAAGACGGTGTATGACCGTAAAGACGGAAACAAACTTCTACAAGAATGTAAAGAAATTATTGGAAAATGGTGATGATAAATTCATTGTAACGCGCATTGAGTCATACGCTACACCAGGATTCCCGGATTGCATAATATATCATAATGATCTGGGATTTTTTACGATTGAATTAAAAGTTGTGCAGCGTAGTAAGAGGGGTATTGGCAAGGTGCTGATTTCCCCATTACAAGCGGCGTGGCATTTATTGCATGTTATGCATGGCGCACCAGTTTATATCCTAGTTTACGACCCCGGGAACAAGGTCGTAAACCTTTTCGGGGGGGACAAACTCCCCAAACTCCGTAAACTCCCGTTCGATGACGTGGTGCCGGAGGCCATCTACACCGGGCCCATGCCCGGGATGCAGCTGGTGAAGCTCCTGTCGCCTC